TGTTGTTATTAATGTAATTTCAAATGTATTAGGTGTAATTAGTGGCATAGTCAACAAAGCAATCGATTCAATTAACTTTATTATTAGAGGAGTCAATAGAATTCCGGGAGTTAGTATCCCAGAGGTTGGCGGGTTTGGTAGTAGTGGTGGTGGCACAGCCGGAGCAACTGGCACAGGATTTAGTCAATTAAGCAGTTTGGGTCAAGGCGTAGCAGGTGCGGTTGCTGGTGCAGTTGCAGCTGGTGGATTTGGTGGCGGTGGCGCAGCAGGTGGGGGTGGAGCAGGTGGTGGCGGTGGAGTAGGAGCTACTGGTGTATTAGGCGCAACTAGCGCAAATGATTTAGTTAAAAGATTAACCGCAGTTAATGATGCTTTTACAGATTTAACATTCCAAGTGGCAACCAATGGCATAAGTCAAAAAGCAGCAGCAGCACAATTTGACAAACTAACAGCCGAGTTTGCTGTATTAGAAAAACAAGCAAATAAATTAACAGCCGATCCAGTAGTTTTAGGTGGCACTCCATTTGGTCAAGCTCAAAATGTAACCAATGTTTATATTTCAGGTGCAATAGATCCAGAGGGAACTGCAAGGGCTTTTGCATCAACCTTAAATAGCCAAGCAGCTAGATCGGTAACTGCGTTACGAGATAGAGTCAATTAATGTCACAATTTACACCAGACTGGAAACTAACTGTCGGTGGGGTTGATTATACTGATATAACAATTTCAGATGTCCAACACCAAGCAGGTCGATCTGACATTTATCAGCAGCCACTTCCTTCATATATGCAAGTTACTTTGGTTGCATTAAATAATCAAACACTTCCATTTGACATCAATGATTCTTTTGACTTACAGGTTAAAGACTCAACTGGATCTTATGTATCATTATTTGGTGGAGATTTAACGGATGTTACAGTTGGAGTTTTACAAACAGGTGCAGCAGCCACAGTTGTCCAATACACGCTTTTGGCTATGGGTTCACTTGCTAGATTAACCAAAGAAATCTTTAATAACAACATTTCTCAAGATGAAGATGGCAACCAAATCTACGAGATTCTTTCAAGCGTATTGCTTGGAACTTGGAATGATGTGCCAGCAGCTTCAACATGGGCAACCTACAATGCAACCGAAACTTGGGAAGATGCAGTCAATTTAGGACTTGGCGAAATAGATCAGCCTGGTCTTTACACCATGAGTTCTCAATCAAATGTTACCGACACGATCTATAATGTTATTTCAGATATTGCCACTTCGGCATTTGGATATATTTATGAGGACAATACCGGAAACATAGGTTATGCAGATGCAGACCATAGGCAGAATTATCTGTTAGTCAATGGTTATGTTGAACTAGATGCTCGCCATGCGTTAGGTGCTGGCTTATCTACAATTATGCGATCAGCAGATGTGCGAAATGATATTTATATAAATTATGGCAATAATTACAATTCACAGGTTGATGCCACAGATGCCGCTTCAATTGCCCTATATGGCTACAAAGCCGAAACGATTAACTCTCGTGTTCATGGCGCGACCGATGCTCAAGATATTGCCGATAGATACATAGCTCAAAGAGCTTACCCAATACCAGCATTTCAATCGATCACATTCCCAATAACTAACCCTGAAATAGATAACGCAGATCGTGATGATCTTTTAGCTGTATTTATGGGAATGCCAGTTCATATTCAAAACCTACCCAATCAAATATCAGGTGGAGATTTTGAAGGTTATATTGAGGGCTGGTCATGGAGCACTCGGTTTAATGAACTGTTTCTCACAATCAATGTTTCTCCAGTCGCATTTAGCCAAGTGGCGATGCGTTGGAATACCACGCCAATCACAGAGGCTTGGAACACAATAGAGCCAAGTTTGACTTGGGAATACGCTACAATAGTCGCATAGGAAAAGGATAAAATGGCAACTACTACCAATTACAGCTGGAGCACTCCAGACGATACCGCGCTGGTCAAAGATGGTGCAGCAGCAATTCGCACACTTGGTTCATCTGCTGACACAACAGTTAAAGCATTAAATCCGGGAACTACTGCTGGAGATATTGATTATTATACAACATCAACTGCAAAGGCTCGAGTTGGAATTGGAACTGCTGGACAAGTATTAAAAGTTAATAGCGGTGCAACTGCTCCTGAATGGGGCGTTGATCCAACAAATGATTTAATTACGACTGCTGGCGATTTAGTTTATGGCACAGCAGCAGACACAATGACAAGATTAGGAATTGGAACTGCTGGTCAAGTATTAACAGTTAACTCTGGTGCAACTGCTCCTGAATGGGCAACTGTCGCTGCTGGTGGTCAGACATTATTATCAACTACCGCTATGAGTGGATCATCAACTATAACTGTATCAAGCATAAGTTCAGCCTATAAACATTTGTTAATTTTAGTTGAAGGTGCTTATCAATCAAGTTCCAGTTCTACACTAACATATAAACTAAACAATAGTGCAAATTGTCATCAATATAGAATTAAATATGTTAACACGACTTTGACTGTTACTGGTAATGAGCCAAGTGTATTTGATATTGGAACTTTATATGCTTCAAGTGATAAACCATTTTTTATGCGATTATTTATACCTAGATATAGCGACACTACTCACAAAAAAGCACATTTTATAAACACAGGTGCTTCTGATGGGTCAAATTGGGTTCAAATTTATGGAAACAATGTATTAAATAGCACTTCCGCAGTTGATCGATTTGATATTACTGCTGGTGCAAATTTTGCTGGTGGTAATGTCCGAGTCTATGGAGTGAGTTAAAATGAGCAGACCAATTGTAAGAATACACAATGCAGAAACAAATGAAATTATTGATCGTGAAATGAATGATGAAGAATTTGCAGATCATAAAGCAAGAGTTAAAGCAGATAAAGACGCGAAAATTGAAGCCGAAGAAAAAGAAGTAGCGCGCCAAGCAATTCTTGATCGTTTAGGTTTAACTGCTGACGAAGCACAATTGCTACTTGGCTAATGAAGCCTTGGTTATCTAAAGCTGCTGAAACATTCAGAGATCAAGTCAATGAGTGTTATCCAGACAGGGATCGTAAAAGTGATGGATGGCTGGCTTCTGTGGCACATATGCAACGAGCCACCAAATCCGACCACAACCCTGACCCAAAAACAGGATGCGTTAGAGGGCTTGACATTTCTGCTCGGTTATCTGACGACAAAAGGCTTTCAGCATACTTGGCAGATCAAATTAGATTATATGGGAAATCTCAAGGCCGTATCAGTTATGTAATCCATTTAGGCAAAATTGCAAGTCCGGTGCTCAATTGGCGCTGGCGTAAATATAAGGGTTATTCACCACACGATCACCATATACATATTAGCTTTAAAAAAGATCAAGACAATAACAAAGCAGAGTTCGACATCCCACTACTGAAAGGCAATTAATGAAACTAACTAAAAAACACAAAGCAGCAATTAAGTCATATTTGAGAGCTGTCGCAGCTAGTGGAATCACAGTAGCCTTAGCAATAGTGGCTGACATTCATCCAGCCTATGCAACTATGCTTGGTGCGATTGTTGCGCCTATTGCCAAAGCGTTAGATCCAAAATCAGGGAGCGAAGCGGATTATGGAATTAATGCGTCATGACCGCAAACGAATGGGTTGGCATAGCCGTTGGCGTAAGCGCCGTATCTACAAGTTTATTACTGGGTCTACGCTGGGTTATTAAATCTTACTTACAGGAACTAAAACCCAATAGCGGAAGTTCAATAAAAGATCAAATTACTAGACTTGAAGCGCGTGTTGATGATCTGTTTGTCTTAATCAGTAAGCGATAATTTCTGTTATGGCGAACACACGAAAACGCACACCACGCAAAAAGGTTAATCGGAGAGTAGTTCGCCAAACTCCTGAACCATTAAGTAAATTAGATCAATTCTATATTGCAAAGCATGAAATGTTTAGAGCTGCACGCAAGGCTGGATTTAATGAATCCTGTGCGCTTTACCTAATGGATAATCCTGAATCGATGCCTGATTGGATCGTAGGCGACAAAGGAATAATCCCAACTATCCCAACTCCAGATGAGGATGACGATTAAGCGATACTTGGTTATTTCGGATTTACAAATCCCATACCACCATGAAGTAGCTGTAAAGAATGTCATAAAGTTAGCCAAGCGAGAGAGGTTTGATAGTGTCCTTTGCGTTGGCGATGAAATCGATTTTCAAACTATTAGCCGATGGGCTGAAAAAACACCTTTGGCTTATCAACAAACCCTTGACGATGATCGCAAGGCGACTCAAGATATTCTTTGGGCTTTAACTGAGCATTCCAAAGAAGCTCACATAATTAGATCAAATCACACAGATAGACTTTACAACACTTTATTAAAAGTTCCGGGCTTAATCAGCCTACCTGAATTACAATACGCCAAATTCATGCAGTTTGATGATTTAGGTATAACCTTCCATAAGCAATTCTATGAATTTGAAAAGGGCTGGATCTTGGCTCATGGCGATGAAGGTAACATGAATCCGAACGCTGGACAGACTGCCCTAAATCTTGCCAAAAAGGCAGGAAAGAGCGTGGTTTGTGGTCATACCCATAGGTTAGGTATGTCAGCTTACTCAGAGGGGCTCTACGGGGCTTATAGACCCCTTTACGGGCTAGAAACCGGCAATCTTATGAATAGGGCAAAGGCTAGTTACACAAAAGGACTCGCAAATTGGCAAATGGGCATAGTTGTATTGGAATGGAATGGCAAGAATATGACTCCAACCATGATCCCAATTAATAAAGATGGCAGCTTCACCTATAATAGGAAGTCTTATGGGGCGTGAAACCGATTATCACGAACGCACGATTGATGACCATATCGATGATTTTGAGGATTTATTCGTTATCTAATCGTTATAAAACACGCCGTAAGCGACCTACCAAATAAGCTTGATTTAAGTCAGACTACATGTATCTCCACAGAGCGTGGGGCATGTAGGGAGCGACATGAAACTAGCAACAGACAATCGAGAAGCTGCATTTGAATATGCAAATCGTGGATGGGCTGTCTTGCCATTACAGGCAAACAAAAAAGATCCACACTTTGAACTATGCAAAAGAGCTTATCTATCAGCAACAACTGACAGCAAACTAATTAACTTTTGGTTTGACTTTGATCCAAATATCAATATCGGTATTGCTTGCCAGACATCTGGTTTAG